CCGGAGCGGCTGCGGCTGCTGGCAGAAGGCGGGTTCCCCTTAGTCCAGCAATGGTCAAAACCGGTTACGTCTGTAGAAGAAGTAGAACACTGGCGGGCGCAGTGGTTTAAGAGCCCATTACCGTTTGTGACTGATGGCGTGGTGATACGGCAAGTGGAAGAGTCAGCAGCGCGAAACTGGCAGCCCGGCCAGGGTGACTGGGCTGTTGCCTGGAAATATGAGCCTGAAGCGCAGACGACGGAAGTCAGGGATATTCACTTTAGCGTAGGTCGTAGCGGTAAGCTTTCTGCGGTGGCGCTGCTCGCACCGGTAAAAATCGATGATAAAGAGATTAAGCGTGTGAATATTGGCTCGGTACGCCGGTGGCAGGCGTGGGATATTGCGCCTGGCGATCACGTCCTTGTCAGCCTCGCCGGGCGAGGCATTCCTAAAATTATGAGTGTGGTTTGGCGCGGTATAGAGCGCGTCAAACCGCAACCGCCTGAGCCGCGCTTCAATACATTAAGTTGCTTCTATTACTCACCGGATTGCCATGAACAATTTTTTTCGCGGTTGGCCTGGATGAGCTCGCCCTCGGTGTTAGCCATGTCAGGTTTAAACCGTGCTGGCTGGCAGCAGCTTCATGATACGTTTCGTTTCGAGCATATTTATTCTTGGCTTGGCTTAAACCAACAGCAGTTGCAGAATGCGCCCGGTTTTTCTCCGGGGCGAGCGCTTGAAATGTGGCATCGTTTCAATCTGGCACGGCAGCAGCCCTTACGGCTTTGGCTAAAATCGCTTGGGTTGCCTTTGCCAAATGCGGCGCTGAACCGGCTGCCGGATAAAGAGTGGCGTACGGTAGTTGATCGCGATGAACTCAACTGGCGGCAATTATCAGGCGTGGGACCGGAGCGTGCGCGTAAGCTGGTGCAGTTTACGCGCCACCCGCAGGTCTCCATGCTGGCAAGCTGGCTGGGGAGTATGGGTATTTCCGGGTTTAGTGTTCAGCATGAGAATAGGTAAACACAGGCAAACCGAGCTTAAAACGCAGCGCCAGCAGCCGCGCAGTAAAACCGAACAACAAGGTGCCGATTACCACGATATCGTGATTTGACACGTAGTGTTGCAGGGCAATATAGAGGATAGCGGCGGCAAAGGAGATGCCCGCATACAGCTCTTTTTGAAAAACCAGGGGGATGCGTTTACAAAACATATCGCGCAGCACTCCGCCAAACACGCCTGTGACGACGGCGGCAATGGAGGCGATAACCGGCCCTTCACCCATATCAAGGGCCACCTGTGCCCCGATGATGGAAAACACAATCAGGCCAAGCGCATCAAGCACCAAAAAAAGACGTCGGAGGTAAGGCATGGCTGGCGCTACAAACGTTGTCAGCACCGCCGCAGTGGCGACGATAATGACGTACTCAGGGTTTTTTACCCAGCCCTGAGGGTAGTGACCAAGCAGGATATCTCTCACCGATCCTCCGCCAAGCGCAGTGGCTGTTGCAATAATAATTACGCCAAACGTATCCATACGGCGACGGCCAGCCGCCAGCGCGCCAGTCATGGCTTCTGCGGTTATGCCAATTAAATAAAGAGTATGAAGCAGCATGGTTCCCCCTGATATGAGCGCGCAAGGGTAGCGTTTTGTGCGTTACATCACGATTGAGATTTTCTAAAGCGCTGCTTTCGGATTAAAAAAACTAAAGGAACTGACCATTAAAGTTCATATTGCTTAAGTGTTGGAGCTAGTAAACAACAGCTTTGGGATTAGGAAAATTAAACCACTACATTTTAGCCTGTGACTATGGGAGACAATCTTCCTGTATTCTCGCGTTGCAGCCGACCCGGATGCTGGGTACCAGAGGGTCGCCGTATTTCGCTTTTATCTACTTTTCTCAGGCAACAGGTTAACGCAGCGCAATGGATGATAATAACAACAGCGTGGCTAAAAATAGCCGCAGCGGCGGGAGTGCAGACGCGAACGGATTCTGGACGGCAAAAGACGTTGAGCTGGCGACGGGGGGCGAATGGCTCCAGGCTCCGCCGCAAGACTGGCGCGCCACAGGATTATCGATTTACGCGCCGGCAATGCAGCCCGCAAACATGGCGGTCGTGCGTACAGAGAAGGATACATGCGGCATGCCGGAAGCGGCAGTCCATACAATGTTACAACAGCCAGCATGCCTTATTACCACTGCGCCGGAGGAGTTAACCAACCCGCAGGTTCCGGTACTTAAAATTTCCGACGGTACTGAAGCTGTGTTGAGTTTAGGGCGTTATGCACGGAATCAGATGGCAGGAAAAGTGATTGGCGTCACCGGAAGCGCCGGGAAAACGACCTGTGTCGCGATGCTTGCCGGAGCGCTTTCTGCCTGGGGCACCGTTTGTAAAAGTGCCTTTAATGCCAACCTTCCGCGTGGCGTTGCATGGAATCTTGCCTCTGTGCCCTGGGATGCGCCTTTTGCCGTGCTGGAAATGGCTATCGGGCGAATGGGAATAAGCGCCCGTATGGCGCGCCCGCATATCGCGGTTTTCACCAATATTCAACCAGCGCATTTAGGGGAAAAAGATACGCTCCGCGATATTGCGGTAACGAAAAGCGCCATCTTTTCCGGGATGACGCCAGGAAGTATCGCTGTGCTTAACCGCGATATGCTGGAATGGGAAACGGTGCGCGAAGCGGCTGAAAAACGGCAGTTGACGATTTTGACCTATGGCGAGAGCAGCGGCTGTGATTTCCAGCTCCTTAAATATGAAGCCGATACGCATCGCGTGACCGTAAACGCGCAAGGGCAGACATTGAGTTATGTTCCTGGTGCAGGCGGTAAACATATGGCTATCAATAGTCTGGCCGTACTTGCCACTGTCGCTGCGCTGGGTCTCCCGCTTGCGCCCGCCACAGAAAAGCTTGCGCTTTTTCAGGCGCTGGCAGGAAGAGGGGAGGAATCCTCGATTTTGCTCAACGGACAGCGCATTACCGTGCTTGACGATGCTTACAATGCGAATCCCGGTTCGATGGCGGCGGCGCTGGAAAGGTTAAGTGAAACGCAGCCTGCGGGACGACGAATTGCCGTTCTGGGTGAAATGGCCGAACTGGGGCGCGATACGCAGCGCTATCACACGGAGATGGCGGCGCTGATTAACCGTTCGCAAATCGATCGCGTTTATCTGGCTGGCGAAGCTTATGCAGAGTGCTGGCAGCAGATAGATAACGCACGCAAAGGGGAGTTCGTCGCCTCGCCTCTGGCTTTAAAGCCCCTGCTGCTTAATACGCTTCAGGAAGGGGATATCGTGTTATTTAAAGGCTCCCACAGTACGCGCATTCATGAACTGGTGCGGTGGATGTCGGCTTTAAATAAATAAAAAAGCCTGCATAGCGCAGGCTTTGACATGTTTCACATGTGAGTTACTCGATTGGATCTGCTCATTGAGTATGTTATTCATCTTAATGATTTAGAATGTTTTTTAGTTTTTCGTTTTTTCAATGGGTACACCCTTGTGTACACACAATTTAAAGGTGTTACGTAGAGCATCTCATAACGATCAACGCCGTACCCGTTCCGGCTTTCTCCATTGATACGGTTTGGCATCCATCCTTTGCCGATGGCGTTCTTTCGCAGCCAGGCAAGCGGCAACGCGATTGCGCACCATAAGCCGATCCTGCCCGTTAAGTTCATGGCCCTGCAACTCAGCCGTTACCATTATTGCTTCCTCTAATACTGCCCGATTCAGCATACAAAGCCTCAGTTAATAGAATTTGAAACCAATGGGAAATCAAGCTGGCGAGCAGTTAGCACTTCCTTCATATGGTCGCACCACGCCCTGAAAATAGCCTCGTCAGTACCTGGATAGGCATATAGAAACCCCATCAGTACCTGGTCAGTAAGCGTATCTTCCTGATCCCAGCTCACGATGAACCTGCGAAACAGAGGATATGCCTTCGCCTGGTCTTTGTTCTGCCAGGTTTCCACCACCACATCAAACGGCGGCACAGTGAAAGTCACCATTACAGGGAAATCTTCATAACCAGCTGGCTCAATGCCTTCTTCTTGAGATAGCCCAAAGCCTAATGGGATCATTACTTCCCGGGTAAATTGCATTCCCACCGGCCACAACTGCAGATCACATTTTGTCTTCGACATAAATCCCCGCTGAAATGATAGCCCCACCAATACGGCGTTTTCCGTATCCAACCGGAACGGGATAACCCTGCGAGGCCGTATTTGTCACACTGCCGAACGCATAAGATGCCCGGTTATCGGCGTCCTGTTTGCTGGCGAGCCCGCCGGGTTGTGGCGAAAGCATTTGCACGATACCGCCAGCCATCATACCGGCACCACCGGCGACTAAAGCGGCGCCACCGTATGCGTATGTGATGGCGCCAACGACCACCAGCACCGCACCAAGAATGGTTTGCAGCATACCCGCCTTTTTGCTGCCTATAATCACCGGTACGATATGGATCTCGCGCCCATTGTTCGGGAACTCCAGATCATCTTCTCCGATATTCTTTTTCCCGACATAAATCGCATACGTTAAACCTCGAGCCTTGCTTGTATTCATGTATTTTTCGAATCCAGGGATCGTTGCTGCCAGAGCCCGGAAAGCCTCATGCGTAGTCCGTATCAGACGTTGATGAGTTTTCCCGAAAATCTTGCCGAGAGGGCCAAACATACGGATGGTAGCAAGTGTTTCATTGTTAGCTGTATTCATCGTTCTACTCCTGTCAGATACCGTTAAATGTTGCCAGCCGCTGTTTATGGCTGTCGCTCATGTCGAAAGCAAAATCCTCATGCTCAGCCTGGAAGGTACCGAACGCCATCAGCGCAGATACAGCCGGGTCTATCTTGTTGGAGGACTTCTTCTTGTTGGGCTTAATGTTGGCGTTAGCGTCGGACTCCATCACCACGTTACCAATCGCCCAGGCCAGAACTGGATCGCCACGGTGGCGCACCACTCTGCGGTTAACGAACACCTCAAAGGATTTCGCTACCGGACTGAATTTGAGATAGGTTTGCGGGAACGGCTCCACATCGAGGCCCGCCCCCTGAAGCTGGGTGCGCAGGTGCGTGGCGTTCCACGTATCGAAGCCCACCAGCCGGATATTGAAGGTTTCAGCGTCGCGCAGAATATCGTCACGGATGCGGTCATAGTCGATGCAGTCGCCGGGTGTGGTGCGTATCCATCCCGCTTTTACCCACTGGCGGTATATGGCGCGGTTTTTGTTGGCGACGTTAAGCAACTGCGCTTCCGGCAGATAATGGCGGGTAAGCAGGCGGATCTCCCTGTCGAACGGGAAAGCGTAGCTCACGCTGGTAATGTCACTGGTAGAGGACAGGTCAAATCCGGCGTAGCACTCCATTCCGGCCAGATCGTCTTCGGCGTAGTCGAGCGTACAGCCATCCCATGCGCCAGCACCCATCCACGGCGTGGAGCCCTGACACCAGATATTGAAACGTTTGGTCAGCATTTCCACCCACTGCGACGGTATGCCCCGCGCTTTCTGAATGGTGGACTCCAGTTTCGCCGCGTCAACGGACACATGCAGATTAGGGTTAGCCTTGATCCACATTTCCGGCTGTTCAACCTCGCTTTCGTCGTCCAGCTCGTAGATCAGGACAAACAGCGAATCGTTGCTCTCTTCCCCGGCCAGAATCTGACAGCAGTAGTCATAATGCTGTTTACAGGCGGAGACAACGTTACTCCCGGCGGTCGTGATGGCGAACAAAATCGCCTCAGGACGCGCGCCCATACCCAGCTCAAGCGCGGAATAAACGCCGTTATCCGGGTGAAGGTGGTACTCATCGACAATCGCCAGGCTGGGGTTAGTCCCTTCAATAGTGGCTGCTTTCGCTGCCAGCGGCTTTAAGAGGCTGTTGCTCTTCGGGAAAATGACCTTATGCGCCTGAATATTAACGCGCTTTTTCAGCGGTTTTGACAGCAGGCACATCTGGCGGGCATCATCGAACACGATTCGGGCCTGATCAGTGCACCGTCGCAGTGGTTGCCACGGCATCAGTACACCCCTACATCACGATAGACAGACCACAAAGCAGAGACGTCCATCGGTATCTCACTGGCGTCAGTGTCGCTAATCATCGTGCGGTACTCGTACAGCTGGGAGACGTACATCAGGCAGCCAATCTTAATGGCGGGAGTGAACTCAAGACCGTTATCAAACCGTTTACCGATATGCTTCTGGCAGACCTCCAGCGCCGCAGCGATGTACGCCTGAATGAGCGCGTCTTCATAATCATCATCAATACGGCAGTGCAGCTTTGCTTCTGCCAGGGTGATCAGATCAACCATTAAAAATCCCTCCCTTACAGAGCAACTCAAGCCGGGTATGGTCTTTGTCGGGAATAACAGCATCAACCGAATAGGCCATGCCGCGGGCATTGGGTGAGCGCCACAGAAGGCGATAACCAGCCAGGATGTCGGGGCGGTAGCGGATCCAGATACGGGTGGTGATTTGGTTCATGATCGCGCCGGAGGCAATAATCTCTTTACCACTCACGTCAGCGATATCTGCCCATACCGTGCACAGGTCTTTCCATTCTTTAATTACCTGGCCTGAGGGCGACTGCCTGGATACATAGTTCTGCACCGTCACCCGGCGTTTCATACTCCCCGCTCTCACTGTTCTTCCCCCTTATCGCTACTGATCTTCACTTCCTGCTTCCATGCCTGGCTGAACTCGTCACCACCTTCACGCGGTGGCATCCCCTCGCGCTCACGAGCTTCGTTCGGGTTCATGATCCCGTTCTTAATGCCGCGTTCATATGTGGCGTAACGTTCGGTTGGCGTGGCGCGGAGAAGGTCTGCGGAATCAAATTCCACCTGATAACGGGTTCCCGGAACGGGAGAGGCCACCAGCAGCGCAGATTTGATTTGTTGTTCGAAGTTCGACAGCCAGGGACGCATTGTCATGGTGAGAAAGGCGCGGCTCGCTTCGCTGAAATTACTGTAGGTGCTGTTGCTGTAGTCCTGCAGAAAGATCGGGGACACGTTGAACATGCGGGCAATATCTTCAATTGTGAAGCGGCGCGATCCGGTATTTGGAATCCCTGCCATCGCCATAAACTCATCAATGGTCATACTGCGATGATCAGCGGGTTCAGACTTACGGCCAAACGGCCAGATGTTCCACATATCAGAGCCCCGCTAATTCAGCCCAGCGGCGGCGATTATCGCCAGCGCGGCGCAGTTCAGGATGCTGTAAGAAAAGCGAACGGTGCGCTATTTCCACGCCAGATTCAGGGTAAGCAGGAATGGACGTAACGGTAATTTCGCGCAGTTCGGCAGCGATCACGGTGCGCAGATAAGGAGACTGGCTGATATCCCACGCCTCTTTCTGCGCCCGGAAACCAAAGCTCATGCCGGAGATATCCCCGCGCTCCACCAGCTCCAGCACATCATTGCCAAGCTGGGTATTCGGCGGGGTCAGTTCAAAGCGCAAGCCGGTATCATCTTCGGACAGCACCAGCGTGCCGGATTTGGTGCGGCCCAGCAGCTGGGTATAGTTATGCTCGTACAGCGCACGCACATCGCTACCGGATGCCAGACTGTCTTTAAACGCGCCCGGGGCGAACTGCTCGCGAAACTCATCCCAGATAACTTCTGAGAGGCTGTTCCAGCGCACCGCATAGCCCACCAGCTTTTTATTGCTGGCGCTCAGCCCGGAGGTACGGATTTCAAAATCGATTGTTTTCATTACTGGACTCCGCAGAGGGCAAAAAAGGGGCCGTAGCCCCTTAAACGTCAGATCAGGAACCGGCACTGCCAATTTCCAGAATCTTGATGGCGTTGGAGTCCACCACACCGCCGCCCAGGTATTTATCCGTATGCACCTTGTAGAACCCCGGTTCGGTGATGTTGTCCGGTCGGGTGCGCACACCAGTGGTGTGATCCACCACGTAATAACCGCGTTTGAAATCACCCACTGCCAGCACCGGCTCACCCCCGGTCGCATCGGACATGGTTTCGAGGTAGTAAACCGGGCGGCCCAGCAGTGTATCCGGGGAACCGGCTGTCAGGCGGTCGCGCCAGATATAATCACCGTTACCGTTCTTGAGCTTCTGCAAAGCAGCGGCGGAGCCGGAATTCATCACCCACACGGCGTTTTTGCGGTATTTGGATTTCAGCTTAAACAGCAGGTCGATCAGCTCATCAGCTGTCGGGGCTGCGCCAGCGGTTTCCATCTTCTCCAGCGTGCCGAACGGGCGTGTTTTGTCACTGGTGGCCGCACGCGGGTAATCGAGGAAGCCACGGGCTTTTTTGTTGCCGTCGCCCTCCAGCAGGTCGGTTTCTTCCGTTTCGGTGAAGGTGTCGCTGATTTCAGAAGAGAGCCAGCCCAGAATATCCACGTCGCTGAAGTCCAGGATCTCCTGGGTAGTTTTGGGATAGGCGTAAATGGGAAAAAGTTTGATGCTCACTTCTTCCAGCTTCGGCGTGCTGGTTTCGGTACGGGGCTGGCCCTCTTCCCCGTGTTTAACGGTAGCGCCACCCACAGACACCAGCTTTTTATACTCGTTGCTGGAAATGGTTTTGACCGTGGAGATCTGGCGCATCACTGACTCATCGCTCAGCTGACGCATGATTTCTTTGTCCAGCTCAGGAATAACGGTAAAACCACCGTCAGCCTGCACCAGCGTGGAAAGGGCGCGGGTATCGCCGGTAATGATGTAGTGGCGCAGCTCTTCATTGCTTACGCTCTTTCCCTCTACTGACGTACCGGGCAGATTGCGCTGATCTTCGGCGACTGCTTCCTGGCGGGTGATTTCTGTTTCAAGCGCATCAGCCTGGGCGCGTAGTTCATCGAACTGTTTACCCTCTTCATCGTTAAGGCTGCGCTTTTCGCTGTCGGCTTTGTCCAGCATGGATCGCATCTGGGTTTTAAGTGCTGCCTTTTGCTGGCGTAATTCGAGTAATTTCTTCATGGAGTGGTTTCCGTATCAATAAACGTTGAGACGTGAAACCTGCACTGAGAGGATTAGCCGCCCGGGAACGGAGCCTGTCTGAAGAGCTTAAACCGGGCGGCCAGTGGCGGCTCACGTCTGAGTGCCACTCTTCAAGATATACATGAAAAATTTAAAGAAAACCCCCTTATGAGGCTAAGAGAAATATGGGAAAGCATGAGCACAAATAATTTACAAATAATTTTAAAGCTCAATGATTTAAATCAACACTGAAGGCACCCTTAAGACAGATATTCGTTTTGCACGTTGTAGTATTTCATCTACAAAAGGAATGAATATGCAAAACTATGCAAATCGTGGCGGGGACTCTGGAGTTGTTGCTTTTGAAATTGCGGCTAATTCTATAACGGTGCAATTCAAAGACGGCTGGAAGTACGTGTATGACAATGCAAAACCAGGTCCGGCAATTGTGGCTCAAATGAAAGCGTTCGCTCAGGCAGGACAGGGCCTTAACAGTTATATTGGACGGGTAGTAAAAAAGAACTTTTCACGTAAGTATCGCTAGCTTAATCGAGGGCGGCTATAATCTTCCGCCCTCCTTTATAGATTTCAGTCATCCATTCGAGATAGATGGCATCTTCTGCCGATAGGCCTGTAAATGCTCCATTAGAGCGTCAAGTTGTTCGCGATTGGTTGCAAAAATTTCTTCTGAAAATGTACTGCGGACAAAATCATGGTGATCGATCCAGAAAAACGCTCCGTCAACCAGTGCCTTTTTATAATCTTCGGTAGGCATTGAACTCAGGTCATGAATACCATACTGGTCATAGTGATCTTTAATTTCTTTTATTGTGACTGGCATAAGTTTTTATTCTCCACTTAAAATTTTAGCTTGATACCGGCAGTAATTACCCCAGAAAAAATCACACCAAACAAAACTGGATAATACAAAAAATACATGCACCATTTGTATCCCATTGAAGTGCTATGCTCTTCAATGGTAAAAGCGATACTTAAAAGCGTCAAAATCAAACCTAGCGCTGTTAACCCCACAAAGAACCACATTAAAGTTAAGTCAACTTCTAAAAGGGTGTTGCTGTTTATTTTTCTTAGCAGAACCACTAGCACCAAAGAATGCAACACACTCAAAGAAAGCGCTCCTGAACACGCTTCCGCAATCCTTCGATAGTTGTTGATCAATGCTTTCAACTTTTCCATCAGCCACCCTTAAAATTTAAAAATATTGGTTTAAGTGTTCACCTGTTCACCTTTGCATTTTTCCTATTTAAATTCATTTGGTTACAGGGTGAAGACTATAATTTTAAGTATTCACTAGTGTTCACCCTAACCCTTCACCTTTTAAAAGAAAAGCCCTTTAAAGGTGAACAGGTGAATACTTGGTGAACACTTCAATAAAAAGTGTTCACCCCTTAACTATCTGTTATATAAATAATTTCACCCAAGGTGAATAGTGGTGAACACTTTTCACATTACTTTTGATTTTCTCCGGTATTGTGAGACGTATCATTCCACATAGGCATCCAGTCTTCTGAGTCGTCGTGAAGTGTGACGTTTGATCTTATGCCATGTTTCGTTTTGCGCTTCTGGTACTCCTTTCCATATTCAGCCATTGCGCCTGGCATGTCCGTACCGAACCTCATCAGCGACACCGGCTTGCTCAGGCCATTGGCCCGCATATAAGCCAGATAAGCGTGATACAGATAACGGCGCGGGCTGAACGGCACTATTTCAGCATTTCCGATAAACATGCCATCACATACGACTGACGCCATCAGGTAGCCGCAAAAGTCCACCAGTGAATCCCCTTCACGTTTGATAGCCAGCGCCTCTTCTGATTTCTGCTGCTCATGCAAAAGCTGTTTGGCCTCGTCCTGTCTGGAAAAGCGAGTAAGCAGATGGCGAATTATTACGGCCAGCTCACCTTCAATCTTCTCGGCCAGCATAGGATCACGTTCGTTTTCCGGTACCACCTCTGAGAAGTTAAAAATAACCCGACGACGAGAAATACCACCGCTTCGGTCGCTGAATGACATGGCATTGTTATTGACGGCCAGCACCACTGCCGGAATACGCGTTGAATACGGCGCTTTGTGTTTAGGGTCGATAGCTACCTTATCCCCGCCAGTGATAGCTTTAATCCCTGCGCCGTCGCCAGCGTACCGGGTCATATCCGGCATGATAATTAGCGAATAGCCAACCACCAGCGCCCTTTCCCTTGGGTTCTCCAGCGCCGCCATGCTTGCCGATACCGTATTGGCTTTGCCGGCCAGCATCGTGCAGATCTCAGCCATAACACTTTTACCACTTCCGCCCGGCCCCGTTACCTCAAGAAACAGCTGCCAGTCGTACCGGTTCGCCAGCACCATGAACAGAGCAGACAGTACGCGGTCTGATTTTCTGTCATTATCCGCCACAGAGCGGCGGAGCCATTTCCAGAAGTTCGGCGCATGGGTTGCCAGAGTCTCTCCTTCTGCTGGTTCGCTGAATGGCAATTCGCTCGCAACGATAAGCCAGACCTTTTTATCATGTGGTCGAAATTGCCCTAACCGGGTATCAAAAACCCCGTTGCTGAAACCAATAAGATTTCGGGCTGTGTTACCCATCACTGGCAGACCCAGCTTCATTGTATCGACAGCGGATTTAATCGCGTTCTGCGAATAGGCGACTTCGGCATCAATAAAAATTTGCGCCATTTCTCGCTGCAGCTCTTTATCCGAAAGCGGAACCCACACCACGCCGTTGTAATGATGAACCGTGTCGGAATCAGCATGGATCGCCAGATTGCCATCGTAATGAGCAAGCAGAACTTCCCCGCGCTGGCTGGCCCCCATCTGGTTAAGCGCTGGCGTAGCGCTCCCCCTCGTAGTCACCATTAGGGGCTCGTCTTCCAGACGCTTCATTAATGGCGTCCAGTCCTCTTTCTCACCTTTTTCGTTGATAAACTCAGCATTGGTAACGCCAGCCTCACACAACTTATTGGCAATCATGCTGATTTGGTTTTGCTCGATAAGTCCGGCCTGACAGACACGGGCAAACCGCCGCCCTTTATCAACAATGCGCAGATGGGGCAATTCCGCCAGTTGAGTGTGATCCAGAACCACAGGCGGAACATCGTCTCCATGCTCGCCCTTCCCTTTCTGGTAATCCTGAGCGGCTTTCCATGCCCCCGTCCCTGCAAAGATGATGGCCTCCTCCATTTTGTCGCGCGGGAGGGTTTTCACATTAGGCGCGTTTTTCACTGTAAGCCTCCTGCGCTTTCTGCAGACGATCTTTTGACTCATGCACCAGGCTGAAAATGGCGGCCACACAGTTAGATTCGTGTTCATCACCTTCGCCGAGGGAGTCCATCCAGATTTCCAGCATAGCCAGAGCCTGATTGCTGTATGCCAGTGCGTCTTCGGCGTGCATCAGGACTTCAAAAGGAACCTGTCTCATTTCGTCTCTCCCATGCGCAGCTCGGCGATTAATGCCCGGTGAATTTCCTGATTAAGGTCACATGCCAGTGAGATATGGTTCAGCAGGGTTTCCGAACACTCAGCACAGGCTTTTTCCAGGATGGTTTCGAAGAGTGAAGCGGCCAGCGCTGATTTATATTCGGCCTGGTCTAAGCTGATTGGCTCACGCACGGCGCACCTCCCGCACTGGCAGACGGCCAGCGAATACCATCACGCAGCCAGCGGGTGATTGCTCACGGGCTTCGCGCTCAGTGGAAGCAGTGATGTGAATGACGTTGCGCCCGATGGCGCTCAGTGCGAGAAAACGCCAGATGTAGTTATTCCGCCCTTGCGGGTGTGTGATATGATCTTTCATAGCTACCTCGTTACTTTCGCTAACTTTGGTGGTCAGACGCTCCGGCAGTGTTCCCGCACTCCGGGGCGTTGTTTTTTTAGATAGCACCGTGATAAGGTGTGTACCTATTGAGAAAAACCTTACGATAATAGGTACACACATGTCAACAATCATCAAGCGTGATAGACAGCCGAAAGGTACGGGTAAGGCACCAGCTTTCCAAGTGCGGATACCTCCTGAGCTAAAAGAACAATTTGATATCGAAGCAAAAAGTGATGGAGTCAGCCTTGCTAATTGGCTTAAAGAATTGGGCAGAGCAGAACTGAAAAAACGCGGTATTGAGCCAAAAGGCTGAACAGGGTTACTTCCCGGAATGCTGTGAACTTCCCCTCTTAAAGAGGGCTGGCTCACCGCATAGCTTTTAGCGACGTGGTTACGATGTCCGTACGTTAAACGTACGGAGTTGGTTTGTGCGTATGAATTTCTTCGGCTCAAATTCTGCGCAACCATTATTGTGTTATGCAAAATCACTCAGCACCTCCAGCACGCTTAGCGAGCCAGCGCTGCGATAGACGAATCAGTTCGGATTTGCGCTTGTAATAATCCATACCCATTTCAATAAGCGTAATATTAGTGCTTTCCAGATAGGCAAGGTGTTCCAGCTGGTCTGCATTCATGCTGTCGCGTGGCTCACCTTTGATGCCGTTAACTTGAGCCCATTGCCTGGCTGTCAGTCCACCCAGTACCATTTTGGCAATCATGTTACTTTCGGTGCTGTAGTGATGGCCTTGCGTCTCTTTGCCTTGTTCGGCACGAGCTGATTCAAGAGCTGCACACATTGGCTTATACAGATTTGCGGCTGTAATCCGTGCGCGTAACTGCTGACGAAGCTGTGCGGCAATCTCTGGTGCCGAACGGCTCAGTTCCTCCTCGCAGCGGATGAAGTAACGACGGACAGCCCGGCCCTGTTCATTTCGTTCAACCATCGCCAGCTCTTTAGCTGTGGCAATGTTTGGGAAGTAATCTTTCTGCGGACGCCCGCGACCTTTATTTTTCCCCGAAACGGGGGAATATTGGTCATTCATTAACCATGCAACGGCCATATCATCATCGGTGAAATAATCGACACCGCGAACAAATCCATATTCCTCGACCCGTTCTGCGAACCATGTTGAGAAATCACGTCCAATATCAAGCGCAGCATGTAACGCTTTCGCGCTCACCACGTTGTTATCCCGTCCCCCGATCTGTCCGACAATTACAGGAACGAGGTTTGCAAAATCTTTATTACCAATATCATTTGTGCTGGTTTCTGGGTGAGTTTGGCCGCTGCCCGTTAAGGCAGTAATTTGTTTCTGAGTCATTTCTATCGCTCCAAAAAGTTTATATTCAGAGCCGTCGCGACAGCGTTAAGGATCCTGCAATTTATTTAGCGCAATTGCTCGCAACTTATTTTTCTTCGCTGATCAGACGAAGTTGCGAGTATTTGCGTTGGGTTTCTATTAGGCCGATTTGCGGCTGTATGGGTTGTTGACGTTCTCTACTGCGGGCGGATTACGAACCCACCAGAGTACATCCGAAAGAAGCCAGGCACAGCTATTGCGCCCAAAATGACAGCGCGGCGGGAAGCGGCCCTCTTTCTCCATACGGTGACGCGCAGATCGAGATACGCCGCTAATTTCACTACAAATATTTTCACGGATGCGACGATCGTATGTGATGCCATATTCAGCAAGAATATTCCGGCGCTGTTCCGGCGTTGGTAGGATAAATTTTGTCATTGCGCAGCATCTCCACGACGTTTTGCCAGCCAGTGGTTAATTTCCACGGCATCAAATGCAGTAACGTTACTGGTGAGTTTAACTGGACGCGGCAATGTGCCATTTTTAACCCAGCGATCTATGGTTGGCATTGAGACACCCAACAACCCGGGAAGTCGGAACCGGCGGATATACCCAGTAGTAGGAATGGTAGATTGTTCAGTCATGTTCCCGTAACTCCTGTTGATAGCGGTTGACGTTACGGGAACAAAGTTAGCGATTTGATAGGTGATGGATAAGGCACAGTAGTTCTACTGTACCTGTACAGTTAAGTTACTCTACACCTTGCCGTTAGCGGCGGATCTTAAGTGTTTTAGAATTACGTCTTCGTTAGTAATGGTTAGCGGTGGGATCTCATCTTTGTGAGCAAGAATACAATCCCGCCACTTTTCAGGACTTATCTCTTTGCGTTCACCCCGGCACTCATCAGGGTATTTTGATAGTAAGCATATTGCAGATTTAAATAGCTTTTCTCTATTCGTAGCGTGGTGCTCTGCAATGTGATTAACCTTTTTTATTTCCTGCATCAAATGAGGATTGGCGGAAATCCCACGTCGAGCGTTATCTGGGAGGTCGCTGTAATCACCATTGTATTTTAGCAATTCTCTTACTTGGTCTGAGGTTATCCATAAATCATTTTCAGTTATTTCGATGTCAGGATATTTCTCTTCATAATTTTCGTCATCTTCTTCGCTATCGCAAATATCATCATGATTTAGCGCTAAAGGAATTAAACATAGAGCGGGTGTGCTTTCGTCAGTACGATAAAGGCCCAAAGACCCCCATAAAAGAGAAGATTTCCCGTAGTTCAATACCGAGTTTATTACTGGCAGTTGGGGAACCCACAAGCCAAAGGCTCTGCCTTGATGGCTTTGAGATTTTTCACTAGAAGTACTTCCGTCAGCTAGCTGAGATTGATAGAACCACGGATGGAAAATGGTGTCATCATTTTCTTCATCGTAAGAAACTCGATCAATAGCGAATGATGTATATTTAGATATATTGTGAGCAAATGCCAGAGCGCTATTGTTAGTACTTAAAGATAAATACCAATCGCTAAGTTCAGTTGCATTACCTTCAATCCATAGGACTGATTTTAATCCATCTAACCTAACGCATAGAGTTATTTTCTCAGATACAGCAAGGCTTAGTAAATCATCAGTACTAATACCTAAAAAATCAGCAGCCCGTTTTATGCGGCAAAATGAAAATGGTATTTTTGTAGCGTCAGACATATGCCACCTTTAAGCATTTCACCTTAAAAAATGAATGAGCCAGGTGGTAAGGTTTCCCGCTTTTCACCCCGTCGGGCTAGGCTCAATCTGTTTCTATGATAGCTTATGCGCTTTCTTGATTGGCGTCACGTTGTAATCTTCCCCTTGTTCCAGAGTGAGCAGTAGATCAGCCCAAAGGCTCAGTGCTGCTTTGCGCTCATTGAAATACTGGTGACGATTATAAATACCCTCGACGCCCTTTATCTTATGATTGAGGCATCGTTCAGCAACGACTGGATCAACCCCCAGAGCCGCTAGATGAGTTCGCGCTGTTCGTCTAAAGTCGTGGATTGTGAAGTTTGGCACGCCTGGCATTTCAGCCCTTACTTTTGCCAGTGCCACGGGTAATGTGCTTTCCTGAATGTGGGGGATCATCCGATGTTGCATTTTTCTGGCAGGTAGCACCCATGCACTATTACATGAAAATGTGAGTAGCTCTTTCAACCACTCCACTGCGGCCAGTGGGAGCGGTATGTCAATGGCATCGCCGTTCTTGCTGCGTTCTTCTGGTAAGTGCCAGATGGCAGCATCCAAATCAAACTCTTCCCAGCGAGCGGCGCATAGCTCCATTTTTCGAACACACAACGCCAGCAATAACTTAAATGTAAGCTCGTTCTGTCGACTGAACCCTTTTGCTTTACGCATGGCCTGAAATAGCTTGATGAGTTCGCTACGGTTTAACCAGCGATCACGGGCAATTTCTTTCCCGCCGGCGTCTGATACCTCAAAAGCGGAGCACGGATTTATCTCCAGTGCGTGGCGTTTAATTCCATAGTCGAAGATCCGGCGAGTCCAGCGCAGCACATCGGTTGCTATAGTTGGTGCTCCACGGTCAACAATGCTTTTCAGCATGTCATCAATATGGCGGGGTTTTACATCTTCGACTCTCATTCTACCAATGCAGGGGTTTATGTCTTTATCAATGCGCCTGCGTAGTATGTCTGGGTGTTTCCAGCGGGGGAGTATCTGGCGTTCAAAATATTCAGCAGCGAGCTCAGACACATACAGAGCGCTTTTTTTTGCCTCTATTTTTGCTAATGCTTCGGCTTTTCGTTCCTGCTTTTCTCCTGCCACATCGTACCCTAGCGCAACACGGGCAGAGAGTTCCTTCGCTGTCTCTCTGGCTCTCGCCAATGATAGTTCTGCATACGAGCCAATCAGCATAGCCCGTGACTTTCCCGCGAATTTATATCTAAAGCGCCAGACAGGTGTTTTGTAGTTTTCACGGTAGGAGAGATAAAGTCCGTTTCCATCTGAACGGCCCTCGAATCGCTCACCAGCCTTAATCCACGCCCGGATCTGCATGTCTGTTAGTTTTGGCAT